CTTTTTCCCCGCCTCTACAATCTTCCCAATAAAGTTATCGGCATTGTCAAATAAGGCTTGCTGGGCGGCTTGTATGCGGCCTGTAACGATACGTTCTTTTGAAGATAGGGCAATACCCCTTGAAACCCTGTAAAGGTCTGAAAGCTGCTTTCTTGCGCCCGGCGGGAGGTTTGACATTACCGCTGTATAGGCTTGCTTGTTTTCTAGCAACCCTTGATACCAAGTCGCATACTCATTAAAGCCAAGTTTTTTGTCCAAAGCTGCACGACCAAATGCTGTATTTAAACCAGATGCCACGACTTCTTGACGCATATCTGCGGGGACTGCTTTCAATAAGTTAATAAGTTTTTTCTCATCTCCTTTTGGCAGTGCCTTCATCGCACCAGTAATGTTATCCACCATGCTTAAGTGAAGCTGCTTGCCAAACAATGAAGTCATATCTTTTTCAATAGACTTCCTGACTTGTACCGCTTTATTAGCCGCCTCAAAAGCCTCACCAACACCAAAACTTTGCGCTACAGCTTTTTGATCTTTTGCAAGTGGCCCATAGAGTGCATCAAGCGATGCTCTGTCAGAATCTTTAAATGGGCCTGATTGCTTGTAAGCAGAACCAATGTCTTTCCTGACCTGATCTAACTGTGCATATGTTGGGAAAACCTCAACATCAACACCGTCAATTTTTTGTATTTTTGGTGAGAGCCGCTTAAATACATCTTTTTCCATTGCAGACAAGTTCTGCAATCCCCCAAGGTCTTCGCCACGAGTGATGAGGTAATTCAAAATGCTTTGAGGATTAACTTCAGCCCTGACTGGTATTGCCTTGTTTATAGTCTTAGTAAATAAATCTTCAGTTTTAGTAGCAAGATCATCTACATCAGATTGCATTCGCTTTTGCACAGTTGCCGATAAAGTGCTCATGTCTTTTGTGCCACCAATGTCAGCTACCAGCTTGTCAGCACGGTCACCAATAGCCCTAAAAGCATCTATTTCGGCAGCTCGAGCCTGTGAGCCCGGCACAGACTTAACAGCTTGCGCTAGTTCACGATAAACCTGATTTGTAGTCACATGATCTGGCTGCAAATATTGGTCAATCCCAAGTCTTTTTGCCGCCTCAATTGTTTTTGGGTCAGGGGCTGTTTCAGAAGCCAAGACTTGCATAGCCCTTGTTTGTGCGCCGGGGATACGAGTTTCACCAGCCGCAACTTTTGTTGTTTCTGCAAGTTCAGCCATAGGCATAGTTGGCGCAATAACAGGGGGCGTAACGCTACCATCCATCGTAGGTTCAATGCGAGGAGGTGCTGGTGTAGGTGTACCCTTTAACGCTTTAACAACTCTTGATGCGCCGGGCACAGCCGCCTCTAAAACACCTGTAGTAGCAATGTCTTGTGCAATTTCAAGAGGCTTTAATTCTGCGCCAGCACCAACTTTTGCCGCCTCAATTGCTGCTTGAGTTCCAGCAGCTTTGCTACCAGCACCCAAAATAGTTGTTGCCCTGCCAGCAGGGGTGAATGCCGCAATGCCACCAACAACTCTTGGTATGTCACCCATAGAAAAGCCGGGGACTGTGGTTAAACGAATTCGGTCAAGAGCACCACCAAGGGCAGGTGAAGCACCGGCACTCATATTATTAAATGTGAGAGAACTTGAATATATAACTCCTTGTGATACCCATGTATTTGAGTTAATCAAGGTAAGAATAACAGACCCTGATCTTAAATTTGCCGCAATAGCACCGCCTGACGGTTCTAATACAAATCCAGAGGTTACTGTTCCTGTAAATTGACCTGCGCCAATACCGTAATTTGCCGCAGAAGCATAACCAGATGTTGAAAAAGAACCCGACCCAATTTGTATTTGCGGAAAACTTGTGCCGTTTGTACTAACACCCTGAAGCATCACCGTAACCCGCTTAATCCAGCTTGGCAAATCTGTGAAATCAAGAGAAGTGTTTGTTGTCAAACCATTCCAGTTATACGCTTTTGCCGTAGCCAATGTATTGATAGCACTTGTCGCAGTGGCGGCTTGAAGTGTCAGCGTGTTTGTACCCGCAACAGCAGGCGCTGCTACTGTGATATTTCCGCTGGTGTCTCCCGAAATAATTAACGATGACATATTTTTTCCTTTAGGTCTACAAAACCACCCACCTTGCACCACTTGGAATGGTGACGGTGATGCCGCTGTTGATGGTGATGGGGCCAACACTGTGCGCGTTGTTGGAAGAGCTTAATGTGTAATTGGTTGTCACAGTGCGCGTGTTCTCATAGAACACTGTGTCTGCACCGCCACCAGTAGCACCACCACCCACTGAAGACCACACAGTGCCGTTGTAGCCTTCAAACTTGCCGAGGGTTGTGTTGTATCGGAGTTGACCGGCTGCCGGTGAACCTGGTCGCTGTGCCGTAGTACCTGACGCAATCTTGATCGCATCGGTTGCCGAGACAGTGAATGTGCCTGAGACAGATGCTGTACCGGCCACCGCCAATGTCTTGCCTGAACCAATGTTCAAGCCGACTGATGTGCCAGTGCCGTCGCCCTTAAAGACTGCATCCAAGGTATCCAAATCGGTGTTGATCTTGCTTCCCCAAGTGTCAGTACTTGCGCCTACTTCTGGTTTGGTAAGTAGTAGGTTTGTTGTAGTTGTATCAGCCATTATGAATCTCCATCAAATCCCGTGATTAGGGTGAAACCCAAATTGAAGTTCTGCCGATTTTCTTTTGCAAACAGCTTCAAAAAAATCATGAAAATATCCTAGAAACTTTCCACAAATCCTTACTTCCCATCTAGTTTCATCTCTTCCAATTCTATTGCTCAAAGAGACTCCAACAACGCCAGATTTATTGTGTACTGGTTTTGATTGGTTTCGGCTATTACCATGACTATCAGTTTCTCTTAAATTTATAATTCTGTTGTCATGCCTTACATGGTTTTCATGATCTATTTGATCTGGATAAATGCCATGGACATAGAGCCATGCCAGCCTATGAGCGCGATGTTTAACGCCATCAACTCCAATAGCTAAATACCCACGGTCAGTGAAACCACCAGCGATTGATCCTTTCGCTGCTTTTTGTCTTCCTACCGCCCATGTAAAGATTCCAGTCTCAGAATCATAGTGCAACACTTCTTTCAAGCGTTGTTGCGTCAATGATTCTGTCTTTGCCATTCTTTACCCCTTACGCGGCTTCTTGCCAAGTGATTGAATTGTCTGCTAAATCTGTCCAGTTTTCTGAGGTGTCAGAAACTGGTGTCCAAGATTCCGAGGAATCGGCCACTGGTGTCCAACTTTCCGAATTATCGGACTGTGCCGTCCATGACTCTGGTGTGTCAGGCACTGCACCCCATCCAAAGCCAATCATTGTGCCGACAGCACCAATTGACTCTATGCCAATTATGCCTACAGATATTTCATTTGTTACGCTACCAACAGATTCTGTAGCCTCAACGCCAGTAATTGCTTGGAACGATATAACTTCTGTTTCCAAAGTTCCAACACTACCAGTTGAAGCGTTTCCTTCCAGCCTTCGTGAGGCAATGACAGAACCAACCGCAAAAGTAGACGCATTTCCTGTAATAGAAATAGTTCTAGATTGTTCTACTGTTCCAACATTACCAGTGGCAACAGTCCCATCTAATTCAATTACGATTGATTGTGAAACGCTTCCAATAGATAGCGCAGATTCATTTCCTGTGATGGCAATAGTTGTAGATTGTGTTACTGTTCCTACATTACCAGTGGCAATAGTTCCATTTTCTTGAATAGATATGTTGGAGAGTAAGTTTCCAACATTACCAGTAGCTGAGTTCCCATCTAAAACGACAAGACCAATCCCATAATTTCCTAAGCCATAGAGTCCTCGTCCATAGGCAGACATATCGTTACCAGATTTAGTAACGCCTTCAACTGACAATGTAGATTCGTTTCCTGTAACTTCTTGAAAATATGTCGGAATTACCAAGCCAATAGCGCCAGTGGAAGCATTGCCGGTAATGGCAATAGAAACAGCCAGACCGACTGTGCCTAAATTGCCAGTAGCAATATTTCCATTCTCTTGAATGGATCGGTTGGTTAATAGTGTGCCGACAGCACCTGCGGCAGCATTGCCGCTAATAACGACATTGCCTATGCCATAGACACCAAGTCCGTAATAGCCTGTTCCATAAGCAGCCATGCCGCTGCCCCTTGGTTAAGCTAGCCTGATTAGGCCGGTGCTGGCATCGTTGACAGGCATGGTCAGCGTGAATGTTCCAGCAGTCACGGTCTGACTGCCAAATGTGTGGACGCTGACAGCTTTGTTTGATTGGGTTGAGTTGTAGATCAACACGCAATCAAAGGCTGTGGATAAAGTCACCGCAGAGTAGGTGATGCTGGCGCTTGGCGTGACGAATGCTGTCGTGCCGCTGGTGCTTGGCGCAGTGCCAAATGTCACTGTGACACCGCCTGCACTGTAATTAGTGCCAGATACCTCGCCAGTGGCCGTGTATGCGGTGGTAGAGGCATCAATGGTGGCGCTGGCTAAGTACAGAGCCGCCTTGAAAGTATCGGCGGCAGTTGAGGCGCGGACAACGCCAGTGCCGAAATTGTGAGTGCCGGTCAGCAACTCACCTTTGAAACTTGTACACATAGCCTGAGTGTTTGCCATGACTTAATCCTTATCCAATTGCTGCCGCAACGCCATCGGCTGCGACACTTTGTTTCAACACAACATGGACTGATCTGTGTACCAGTTCGTCATCCAAACGATATTCAACCCACGAAATGATCTCTCTGTCGTTCTCAGTCGATCCCTCAGACTTGTGCAACAGTGACTCGTCCATCTCGCCTTTGGTGGTGGTAATCATCATCCGAATGTCCTCGCACGCGCCATGAGAGCGCCTCCACTGGTTGAGCCGCGATCATCTGCAATCTGCAACTGTTCCAAGCCAGCGACATATAGCGATGACCACACTGAGATTCTCGCATCATCTTGCAAGTAAGGCGCAGCCTGCAAAAGTGAACCGTACAGATACACATCAGGCGCTTGTGTCAGCAACCAGTTGGTGGCAACAGTCGATGACAACTTTGTCAATTTGGCGTAGTAAACCAAGTCAGCGGTGTACGCGCCATCAGGAATTGGCAACAGTCGGAATTGGTTTCCCACCACAGTGAAATACAGTGGCTTTCCACTGGACAAATAGGTAGTGTTTGACAACTGATCAAGCGCGTCAATGGTCTGGAATGTCAGAGATGTCACCGGATTGGTGTCGAGCTTGACGGCCTTAGCCTCCAAGAAGTCATCTGGCACTGTGCCGTACTCAGCGCCAGCCGCAAACGATGCAGTGGCACGCACAATCATCTGCCGTGTGCGGAGTTGTCTCTCCATCTGCGCCTCGGCCAGACTGATGAAGTCAGGAATCACTGAGGTCAGATCAGACCGATTAAGCCAATCGGCCAGAGATGATTTGAGTTCGGTGTAAGTTGTGAGAGCCATCAGACTGCCTCTTTTTCCATCTGTTCTTTGACAATCCAAGTGTGTTCATGTCGGAATTCAAAAGTGCCAATGTGTCCGATTTCCTTGGATACATCATGGTCAATATACACCTTGAACCCAAGTTCTTGAGCCTTCTTGCAAAAGAACACATCCTCGCCCATGTAGCCTCGGTTGTCGTACTGCCATGGCATATCAAACCATGGCTCAGTCATTCCCTGAAACACTTCGCGCTTGATTAGCATCACGCCAGTGCCAACAGAGCCGACTTCCTCCAAACCAGTGGATTCAGGCAGCGAAAACACTGGTTTACGCTTGCCGTTCTCATCGTAATTCTGTGCGGTTGGACCTGTGGGCATTCTGCGTCTGGCGCAGTTGGCAGCCACAATGTCCACATCATGCGCCAGCAACCGGCCAATCATGTCCTGCGGGAAAGTCATGTCCGAGTCAATGAACAGGATATGGCTGCAACCCTCGCGCATCGCGTCCAGACACAAATCAGCACGCTGATTCTGGATCAGTGTGCCTTGCAAAATCTTGAGACTGACGGCATCAGTGGTGTTGAGCGTGTGGTACGCAACAGCGTTAACCATACAGTAGGTGTAATTGGTGTGAACCATGTCACGCGCTGGAGTGCAGACGGCGATGTATTTCATGCGGACTCCAAGTGTTTCCAATACAAACCACTTCTGATTTGTCGAATTGTAGAAATAGAACAGTCAAATTTATTAGCTAATTCATAGGCATCTGTTGTCGTTGACTTTACTTCAATTGCTTGTTCTTTTGTCAATTTATGCCGCCCATGTTTTTCACCTTTTGCTTGTCTATTTTTACTAACTTTGTCAGCCATGTTTTCTTTTTGAGTGCCAAGAAAAATATGGTCTGGATTGACACAACACTTAACATCACAGATATGTAACGCAAATTTATCTTTTGGTATTGATCCAAATTTATTTTCATATGAGACTCGATGTGCTGATAAAGATGAGCCTCTACCAAGACCAGTTTTTCCATATCCACCCTTATTGAGTGAAGACATCCATATCCAGCAACCAGATTCTGGTATTCGGGTTATGTTTCTTTCTATTTTTTCAGAAAAAGGAATTCTTGGTCTTGCCATTAAACTTTTCCTGGTCTTACTCTGAAAAATTGATTGTCACTGTCGTTGAGCCAACGCTTCATATATTCAGGATCATCAATCTTGCCCTCGGCCTTCAACTGAAAGTAAACCGACTCAGGAATGCTGGCCACATGATGCCATTCACCCTTCCAGTTTGCTTTGTTGTCGATGGTGGCAAAGTCGCGCTTGTTGGCTTCAATGACTGATGTCAAATCTTGAGTTGTCTGAATCGTTGCCTCATCAGTGTCCTCGTTGTAGTGCCAAGTGCGTGTGATCCCTTTTTCGGGGTTTGCATCAAAAAATCGTTTTTCCATGTAAGTAGGGGAGGATTTCTCCTCCCCTTTCCTCTTATTTGATTAAGAAGTGATCAAGTCAGCGGCCAAGCCGTGAGCATTTTCAGCCAACACTTTGTGGCCGAATTCGATCAAGAGCATACGCTTCTCAGCGTCACCAGTCTTCGCCAACTCGATTTGTTGGTAAGGACGCAGGACGGTCATCTTTGCGTACTCAGGATCGATCACCCATGCGTCACGCTCGCGCTGGAAGCGGTTAGCGATCACAGAGACTTGACCGAAATCGCTGACATAGATATCAACAGCGCCGATCAAAGTGGCAGGACGATCACCACCGTTGATGTTGTAACGCTGTGAAGCAATGCCAGAGAAACCAGACACGCGCTGCTTGTTGACAGGACCAACCATCAAGATTTTTGGTGTGCCGCCAGCAGTCCATACTTTCTGAATCACATTCTTCAGAATGGTTTCAGTGAAAGTACGCACATTGCCGTCAGTGCGAGCACTGTTAGGCAGAGTGGTGTAGCTGGGGTCAACGCCGTTGGTTTGCTTGTCGGTGTTGGTCTTGACAAACGCGCCCAAAGAAGCAGTCACGCGAGCAGTGGTGGTGTTGCCAGCAACAGCCACACCGCCATTCAACATGACGAATTCTTGGTCACGCTTCAACTCAGAACCGCGCTTGGCGATCTGATAAGCCAACTCAGAACGGCGGCCAGCCTTGTTAACCACTTCTTCAGTGTTTGACAAGATGATGGTTTTGCGTGCGATCTGAGCGTAGTTGGTCAAACGAACAGTGGCAGTCACTGAATCGAATGATGCAACATCGTCACCTTCCAACTGAGCATTGGCGGCTGCATCTGCCAATGTGTCGGTCTGCCACTCAAACAGAGTATTGGTGACGCTTTCGCGGCCAATGTTGGATTGGTACGGCGTTTCTTCGGGAGCGATGTTAGTGATGACATTGCTCAAGTCTTCACGAATACCCTTTGCAGAGTATGTGGTGAAAGTATTGCTAACGATAGACATGATTTTTCCTTATTTCAGAAGTTTGAAGATTGCATCAGCCGCGTCATCGACACGGCCAGTTTTTGCTAGACGCTGTTGTGCTCGCATCGCTTCTGTGTTGTTGGAGACTCGCCCTGCTGCGCCAGGCTTGGCAGGTCTTGGCCCATTGTTCGTCACCGGCTTGATCTGTCCACGCTTGGACATCATCTGGTCATACAGTGCCGCTTTACGCAGCAATACAACCGCCCTGTGATCCACAACATTCTTCAATTCATCAGGTGAGAATCCGGCCTTCTGGCCAAACTGAACAAGCATCGCTTTCTCGGCTGCTGCCTTCTTTGGGTCTTTCCACTCAGGGATAGCCGCCGCCAAAGCCTCTTGTTCCTGTTGCAACAACATCTGCTGCTGTTGCATTTGCTCTTGCTGTGACAACTCAGAGAGTCGCTGCTTTTCCGCTTGGATAGCCGCGTTCTTCTCTTGGTTTTCACGCATCATTTCGCGCTGCTTCATCCACTCAATGGGATCATCCTGATAAAGACGATCCCAATCAATGTTCGGCTGCGCTGCCTGCTGAACCTGTGCCTCTAGAGCACCCAACAAATGAGCGTATTGCTCGCGCTCGGCACGCACCGCCTGCAACTCTGCTTCAGCGTGCTTTCGCACTTCGGCAATTTGCTGCGTTTTGCGTGTGTAATCCTGAGTCCTTGAATATCCCTTTTGGAGTTCCTCCAGCGTCACCTCGACTTCTTTACCGTCAACTTTGACGGTGAAGACCTGTGGCTGTTCTTCCTCCTCAGAATTCTCATCTTCTCCAGATTGTTCGGTATCAGTTTCGTCACCATCCGCGTCTGCATCGGTTAGCAACTCTTCATCTACCGCCGCGCCCTCATCGGGCAACTGCGCCTCGCTGCTCTCCTCTTGTCCCTCATCGGGGAGCATCCCAGCAAGTGCATTGGCTGCTTCAGCCATATTCATCGGACCTTGTACAACACTCGCCGCTGGCGTTGGTGCTACTGTTTGCATTGGTCTATTTCCTTAATTAAACAAGATTTTTCTGTGCGCGTTCGATGGCACGCTGTGCCACCTTGCCGTTGTCGATCATTTTGGTGAGTTCGTTTTTGAAGTTCTCGATGGCACGCAACTGCGCCCAACAGATTTCACGCTTGGCAGCCTCTTCAGGCTTGCTGTTCTCAAACTCCCACAGCAAATCTCCGCGCATCTTCTCCAAGGCCGTTGCAAATACCTCGTCCTGCATGAATTGCTCGGACTTGCGGCCTTTTCTTACCTGTTCTTCGTTCATTGAGCCATTCCATTAAGGTTGATGGGTGGAGGCACATTCGCCGCTGTCTGCACCGCCTGTTGGACGATGGCAGACTCTTGCTGCATGGCTTCCCGATCCATAGCCTGCTGCGCTTGACTCTCAGCAGTGCTAATTTGTGTCTGGTACTTTAACTCAAGTTCGTATTTCTTGAGCATTAAGTCTTGTGCCAATTGATCTCTTCGATAATCGTCATCGCGGATCATCTGCTCGCGCTTCAATTCCAGCTCGGCAGCCTTCTTCTGTATGTCTGCTTGGATCGACTGCGCCTGCACCTGCGCCAGCACTTCTTCTGGAGTCGGTTTCGGTGCGTCTTCTTGCGGCATCTGATAGTCGGCAGGCAGTGTCTGAAAGTAGCTTGATGCGTCCTTGAATCCAGACAACTCGATGATCTTCTGAATCGTGCGGATGTACATCGCTGGTGTCACCACAGGATTGCCCAAGCCAAACTGCTGCATGATCTGCTCTTGCTTACCGGCAATCATGGTCAGTGCCTGAATGCGGTCATTGGTGTCACCGTTACCCAAACCAATGTTGATTGACACATCCATGGAGTTATTCCAGACGCGAGGGTCAATCTCCACCCACTCATTACGCAGGCGCACCATGCGGGGCTTGTCTTGATGGGTGGTCATCAGATACAAAATGCCTTTGAAGAGTTTCTTCATGCCCTCGGCCAAGAGTCGAGCTTGCAACTCCAAACGGCTTTGGCTGGCGCTCACGGTGGCCGCCACAGCAGCCTTGGTGGTTGACTGCAATGCGTCAGGATCAAGTCCCATGGCGGCTTTGCTCATGCCGGTACGGTCTTCGCGCATTGCGTCCATGTAGTCCAGCATGGGGAATGCGGCCTGTCCGACAAAGGGTGAGCTGAATGGTTGCACCATTCCTGGCGCTCTCATCCGAATAATTGCGCCTGTCTCGTTGTTCAGTACATCGTCAATGTTGACCTGTCCTTCCACCACTGCTGTGCGCGGATGGATCGACTGCGCCAGCGAGTCCAAAGTGTTTCGCAATATTTCGGACTTGATTTCCTGAATGTCATGCGTCAGATCGAATACTGACATCGCCTCAAGTGGCGAGGTGTGTGGCTCTGGGTCACATGGGAAGTCAACAAAGGGAATGTAGCTGGCCGGAAGATTTCGCACCACGGTGTAGCCTGAACCCATGCAACAAATCTTGCGTAACTCGGCGATACCGTCACCGTCATAGTCCACGCGCATATAGGACTCGACATACAGAACGCGGCGTTGGCCAGGATTCAAACTGTCGCCCGAACCCATGGTGGTGGAGAGTGGCTGACGCGCCAAATACTCATCATTGCTGTCCAAGTCGGTGCTGGAGATGTTCTCCTCGATCTCATCCAACTCATAGCCCATGGCCAGCAAATCGTCCACGGTTGCCATCTGACGGTGGGCGATGATGCCTGCATCCTCAAATGAACGCGCTCTACGATCAAGCACCAACTCTTCAGGTGGCACAGCCATGATGCGGATACGGCCATCTTTGGTGGTGCGCTTGATCTGCACATCATGCAACATGGGTTGCGGTGGCATACTTCCGGTCATCGGGTCCATCTGCATCATGTCCATGGGCATTGATGGGTCTGGATAACTGACAACGATCTTGACCTCTGCACCCTCTTGCATCAGCAGTTGTACGGTCTGGTCATCAAGTCCAGAATAATCCTCAATCTTGACCTCTTCAACCTCATCCCACCAGTATTTAGCAATACCGCACTTACGCACCAAAGAGTCTTTGAACAACGCATAGGTGGTCATAAAACCGTTGTTGTCGTTGCTGAAAATGTAATTGGCATAGTCAGTCGCCTGCTGTGCGCCAGCCACATCTTCCGGTCCACGCGGCACATACTCAACAACATTCTCGCTACTGAAAAACACTTTCATCAGGCTTGGCAGCATGGCCGAAACAGTGTCTCGCACCTCCATAGCCACAACTTGCGAGCGTCCATCTTCCTCATTGCCAAAAGGATCGCCACGGTAATATTCAGTGCCCTTGGCGCGGATGGGGGAGATGTCGGCATCAATGTAGCTGACAGCATCCTCCAACTCACCGGCCACAATGCCCTGCAACTCGGTATCGTCCATCGGATTGACTGCCGCCATGTCGGTGGTCATTTGCAAATCGTTAATCATGTTGCACTTTCTTCAAAATCACATACATAGAATCAACTGCTCGCGGCAGTCGCAGTATCTCTTCTTGCCCTAATTCTAGGCTTGCACCGTACTCGCTGAGACGGTACTCCAGATGCGTCATCTCAAACCTACTGCCCTTCCAGCCCAAGTAATAAGCCCATCCACAGTAGTACACCCAAGATTTTTCGTTGAACGCACGCACATGAGTCGGGTCTTGCCACGCGCCATAGCTCAACTCATACGGCACATGAATGTGCATCTCGCCACCTTCACGCAACAAATCCCGACAGTTGGTCATGGCCGTCACCAAGTCCGGCAGGTGCTCCAACACATCAAACGCAATGATCTTGTCAAAGCAAAAAGGCTTGATAGTCACCAGCCCAATTGGTGACTGTATGACTTCACCTAGTGACAATTTGCAAATATCCAGCACCCAATCAGCGCCAACATCAGCGCGAATGTCAGCATTCACGCAGTCTGGCTTGTAGTCCTTGCCCGAACCCAGATTAAGTGTCAAACCACTGTTTTGCATATTCAGGTCTGTGTTTACGCAGCCACGGCATGGCCTGCTGGATCAGTCTTTCGCCATTTTGTCCAATCGTCTGGCTGCCAATGTGGTGCACATATGACCGACTCAGGTAGTGGTGAAAGCCTGCTTTTCTCAAATCCTCGCAGTGCACATCATCGGAATACCAATTCAGCGGAGGAAATACAGCCGCGCTCCACGCATCAGCGCCAATCCATGCAAAGATAGGGGATGGGCATTCCAGCGGCACAATTGCGTCTTCATAGGGGTACTTGAAGTAGTACAGCTCCTGATTAAAGGGATTGCTTCGCACATTTTGCACAGGTCTGGCCGCATCACAACGCGCTGAAACCCACCCCACAGGCTCGCCTGTTTCCTCTTTTAACTGCCGGACATCCTCCATCAGCAGACGGTAGCTGGTGGGGGTCAGCACAATGTCATCGTTGGCGCAGATCACTGACTCAAACCCATCGGCAAAGGCTTTGTTGATGATCTCGTTGTAATCAAAACCGAAATTGTGCGGCGCACCAAAGAGTTTCAGGTCAGCGTCAAAGCCGCCAATAATGGACTCTGGACCGCGCAAATACACAGGCACTTCGGGACAGTACTCGGCAATGCTTGTGAGCATCACCCGCAAACCTTTGCCAGTGACTGTGCTGATGCATATGGGGGAGATCACTTCTTTGGCTTCTTCTTGGCGGTCTTGGCCGCCAGCTTGAAGTCAGCAGCGGATGGCGCTGCCTTTGATCCCACTTTGTTCATCTTCTCGCCAGAGCCAGCTTTGATTCTGGCTTGCTTGGCGTTGATGTTGGCGTACAGACCTGGCTTACTCTTCATCTTTGACCCCAATCTTGATGGTCAGCAAGGACTCAGGCTCTTCCTCTTCTTCCTCTTCCTTGACGATCCAAGCCGAGCAAGTACGGCTGGCCGCGCACTTGAAGTCGAATATCTCGCAATACCCCAAGTCACCGGCATCAATCATGCCCCAAGGATCGCCCTCATCGCCAATGCCCTTGGCAATGCAATCGAGCATCGACTTTTCCTGATCAAAGGCCGCACAGTTACCGCATCGGCTCATCTTCGCGTCTTCAGCGTCAACGCCCCACTCTTTGGCCATCTCCATCCAATACTGCTTGTTGGGCAGATTCGGATTCTCAGGACCGTAGTTCGCAGACTCAATCGCCTTGCCGCGATTCTTCAAGTTCAGCGTGATGTCTTGCGTGGCCATGGGACAGCTCTTGCCATCCTCATAACCCTCGTCTTTGTCCATGGCCTGATCCATGGTGCGCTTCAAGGTAGCCATTAACGCATCCCCTTGGTCTTCATGTTCTTCGCTGTACGCGCACCGCGCATGGGCATCTTGGCAGAACTCAAAGCAATAGCCACCGCTTGGCGTGGATTCTTCACTACTTTGCCGCCTTTGCCAGAGTGCAATGTGCCTTCCTTGAATTCGCCCATCACCTTGCCGACTTTCTTTTGTGCCTTGGTCATCTTCATGCGTTACTCCTTGAATAAATGAATTATGCAACCCTTGAGAGGTTTCTTTTCAGTGGTTGACTCCACTTCGTGCTGGCCTTTGACCCCATCATGCCAATCACAGCATCAGAAGCAAAGGTCAAACAAAAAGCATCAGCCTTGTCAGGACTGGCCAAACCACGCTTTCTGATCTCGTCTTTACCCTCAATCTGAATCTTGCCGTTAGAGGTAAACGAATACCTCACGGTGGCCAACTCAGCAATCAGCAGCTCATCCTTTGGCAGCCGACAGTCACGCGCCTCCAGCCACGACTTGGCCTTGTACCAAAGCTCGGCCTTCAGGTTGCGGTATGTCGTACCCATGGCTGGTGACTCGCTCACATTGATGCCGCGAGCCGGTAAATTCAACTCTCTGAGACGGTCAACCACGCCAGCGCCAAGTCCAATGCTGTCCACAAGTATCTCTGTCGGCCTCTCAGATGGCGGCAATATCTCGTACTCGGCCACCACCGCACCAGTCAGTTGCATCAAATCCAGATTCTTCCAAGTCTTGATCGGCTCAGTCACCGCGTTACCCCGCCTTTTGCACAATGCGGAACGGTC